GGTAGTTGCCATATCTGATTTTTTTCTAATAAAAGACCAAATTTCATTGTTCAAAAATTTTGCTTCCATAGATTCAAATGGAATCATCTTGGACTGTAATAAAGAGTGCCAACCTAGAACGCCAACTCCCAACGCTCTCTGATTCATAGCAAACTTTCTAGGTGCTTCCATGCATTTCATTCCTTCAGTCTTATCAATAAATTCCGACATTACTGCATCCAAGAAATAGACCAATGTCTCTACGGCATCAGTATTTTTCCACTCTTCCCATGTTTCTAAATTTAAAGATGATAAATCACATACGAAAGATTCATCTTCTGAGTTAGAAAGCATAATTTCAGAACAATTATGAGTTACTATACCATTGCATATCCAATGATGCTCTTCTGAATCAACGGTGCAGCAATATACTTCTTCCTTTCCTATGTGCTCAATAGAAGAAATTTTATAAAATTTCTTTGTATTATTTCTATATTCCTTTTTTTCTATTTTAATTTTTTTTCTACTCAAGAAACCCGTGTTTTTTTCAAAAACAAGTGCATCATTTTTATTTCCAATAATAAGTCGATAGCAATCTTTACATTCATAATATTTTTCACCACCTTTACCATCAGGTAATAATGTTTTACCAGCTTTTCTAAGAATTCTAATAGAAGTTTGCATTCCAAGATTAGCCAAAATTATCTGAATTTCTTCTAAAAATTCTTTATTAATAGATGCTAATGAAATTTGTACTGGTTCGCCATCAGATTTTGATTTAAAAACCGTACCATCTGCATAATAAAGACCTTTAATATATTGCCATTGTGTCTCTCCATTAGAAGACCAAATCCAATCTGGTACATATCCCTTTTCAAAATTGAGTGCCTTTTTCAGAGCCTTTGACGTTAATCTCTTTTTTAAAGATGAACCCTCTTGAACCACGCAGTCTCTAAAAATTGGGTTTTCATAAATTCTTTTATTATAACTAGAAATTTGAGTTTTATATTCATTGCAAACATAATCATGATATGACTGAACTTCATCTAAAAGATCAAAATTATTTTCCCATAAATCAATCATAATAAAATCTTTGTGTTGAGTACCGTCGGCTTGATATAACCCAAGCAGAAATGCTTCTTTTGGCATATTATTGTCTCCAAAAAGTCCTTTGTTTGTTTGAATTGCAACCGAATCACCAATTTTTAAATCTTCACATGCTACATCTCTCGTAATTATCACTTGAGGTTCGTTTGTTTTTTGAGTTCTTTTATCAAAAATAGAAACTTTATGGTAAGACGTAATTTTGTGTGTCATACCGTTTTCTAATGTAATTTTAAATACATCAGCGTTATTTTCTACAAGTCTCATTGGAGAAGATTTTACTATTTTATTATTGTCAAATAAAATTAATTCTTTTCCAATTTCATAAAGTTCCTTTGCTGTCAAAACGCCAAAGTTGGATGGAACTCTCTGATCACCCGTTACGCACAAGTTAGAATTATTAATTTTCAATCCTTTATCTTTATAAATTTGAGGAGCTTGGTTGTTAACATTATCGCTAAAAAGGATATATGGATAACCAGATTCAAAGCGTTTTTTGATAACAAGACCCCAAATTTTACGAGCATCTTTATCACCATCGATTATTTTTTTCATCCATTCATCGGAAACCGAAACACCAATTGATAGATTTTGAATATCACATCCATCCGATTTAATCTTCAAAAATTCTTCAATGTCTGGATGGTCTACTGGAAGATATGCGGCAAATGATCCTCTACGAACATTTCCTTGAGAGACAACATTCATAAGCTTATCAAACAATTCCATGAAATGAACAGATCCTGTAGATTCACCACCTGATGAAATTGGTGTTCCTCTTCCTCTAACATTACCAAAATACGCAGATGTACCACCACCATGCTTTGTCATTACAGCGGTTTCTGAAACCTTTTCCATGATTCCTTCCATAGTGTCGGGAATGTAAGAACCGAAACAATTGTGCAAAATCACACCAGCCGCACTAAAAGAATGATCTTCTTCCACCGTAAAATCATAAACATCTTCCTGTTTATTCGTTAAAATTAATTCTTTAATTGGTGTATAAAATAATCCATCGTTAAATTTTATAGCACAATTTGATATGTTTTTATTAGCTCCTGTTTTATATTTTCTAAAATTGCATGTATATACATATTTTGTACTAGACAATTTAGCTGGTTTTTCTTGCATTTGTAATGACATTTGGTGTCCTAATTTAAGACCAATTTGATATATTTGTAAAAGCATTTTGGGATTTGCTACAGTTATTCTATATCCGTTATCCTTTGTTATATGTCCATCTCCGCACAATAAACCATCCAAAAAGCTTTGAAGAGTTTTTTTGGGCAAATTTATAATCCAATTTGGAATTAACTTTTCCTTGCACCCTTTACCAAAACTTTCAAATAAATTTCCAATTATATGAGAGTTTATATTAGCAGTAAGCCAACTATTTATTTTTTCATTTCTTTCAATTTTACTAGAATATATATTTCCGTTTAAATTAAATTTATTTGTTATTATACTAACCCACCTTTCACCCAATTCTTTTTCATCTTTATCGTTGTATGTAATTCTTATACCGTTAGGAATATTATTTTTATCAACTGTTAAACTTCCTTCGGCAAACCAAAATCCAAATGCCCACGATAGGTCTTCATCTATTTCAATTTTTTCATTTGGTGTTGAAATATATGTAACGTAATTTGAGTTTTTTGTATATTTTTCTTTGGTATTTTCTGAAATTTTTTTACATATTTTTCCATCTACAATATATGGTTCATATTTTTTACAATAAGGCTTAAGGTTTAAAATGTGTTCTTTTTCTTCTATCTCAATATCTCCATTTATAGCTACTAAATGAATATCTTTGTTTAATTCATCTACTCTAACCCAACCTAAATTTGTAAGAATTAGATGGTTTTCTGTTATATATAAAGGAGTCATCCGATTAGCAACCTTAAGTTTGAATATGTTTTTTCTATTATTAGTTATAATAATATCTGTTACTTTTCTGTACCTTCCTTTATGAGTAAGAACTAAATCTCCAATTTTTATATCCTTAGCCATTTTCCCCCCGTCTTCTTTGGTATTAATCCAAGTTTCAGGTGTAACACAAGAGATAGGCAATCCCCTTTTGCGTCCGAAATTTGACCAGATTGGACTTGACAAAGAAAAAAATCCTCTAGCCATATAATCTTCAAATTTATCAGCAAAACCTTCACAATTTAAATATTTTTCTGCTGCTTCTGCAATATCTCTAATTCTTTTTTCTGCGGCTTCTCCTTCTAACAAGTAACCTCTTTCCAAAAATTTTCGTGAGTCTTTGTTTAACCAGTAGTATTTGTTTGTCATATAATATTTTAAATTAAGCGTGTATTTTTAACGCATCTGGTGAAATAATCCCTCTGTATTCTACAGTATCTCCTTGATTATCTAAAACGTTTTGATCGATGAACAATTTAGATTTATCTATTTTATCCGTATCTATAGTCAGAATAACAATTTGCTCTAACCAATCTTCTGATACTTCTTCGGAAGATTCAGCATAAGATTCGGCTACATCTGGATCTAATGCTAAATAAACATAACCACTAACGGAATCTTCCCAAACTTTTTTACTAACCGAGGTATCCAATCCTATTTTTTTTATAGTTTTCAATAAAGGTCTATATGTAGCATGATATAAATATTTTGGTATATTTTCTAAAGATTCTGTGATTTTCCATACAAGTTTATTAAATTTCATATTTAAAATAATTCAGATTCATCAAAACACTGTGATTTTTTAGAGTAACCAGTATCCTTACTATGGAAAAAGTCGGTCATGTTATTGCCCAATAATTCCTCCTGAAACCACATTGTAGAAGAAATAAGTTCTTTGTCAATTTCAAAAGCAGTAGGAAATCCAATCATTTTAAGAGATTCATTGATCCTATTTTTAACAAATTCTTTAAGAATAACAGCACTAAGACCCTCTTCTTTAATTCCATTTATCATCCAATCGATAATTTTTGCTTCTGCTTCATATGCTTCTTTAGCTTCCGCTACAATTTTATTTACAAATTCATCATCAAATAATTCTGGATATTCCCCTCTGATTGTATTAATAATTTGAGCACCGACCATACCATGAATATTTTCTTCGTTGCGAGTATATTTTACTTGTTGATCCGTATCTTTTAGAACATTTTTAAAACGAGCAAACCAATTAATTACATAAAATTGAGAAAACAAAGACACGTTTTCGACAAATAATGTAAAAAGAGTTAATGCATAAACATACTGTTTTTTAGAGTCTTTATAATAGCGATGGGTATACTTCTTAAGATATTTGACTCTACCTTGAATCCAATCAAGTTTTAAATTTTCTTCAAAAATATATTCTAACCCAAGAATAGAAATAAGACGTTCATATGCGTTGTTATGGATAACTTCTGTATTAGCCATAACATATCCTAAGTCTTGTAGTGATGGGTGCGGAAGATTCTCACCGAGCTTTGCCCAAAAAGATTTTACCGCAATTTCAATTTGTCCAATCGCTGACAAAGTACGTATAATTATTTCTCGTTCTTGGTCGGTTAAATTTACCTTAAACTGTTGAACATCAGATTTAAATGAAAATTCTTTATCAGTCCAAAATCCATTGTGCATACTTTCGATGAATTTTTCTGTCCATGGGTAATTGTTTGGTTTGCGTGAAATTTGTTCTTCGAATATCATATGGTTTGTTCTATACTTACATACTTTGACGAACTTTCAAATTGTTTTTTGTTCTTTATTTTTTTTTATTGCGTTTTTTGTTTTTTTCTTTTATATATAATTTTGATGATAATATACTTACAAATTCCATCAATTTTAAAAATTCTACTTGATTTATTATTCTAGATTCGGCGTACATTACCATAGATTCTGACCAATCGGGGTTTAAATAATGCAAACATTCGTGTATAGCTGTTACTATAAAATTTTTACGAGGGTCCAATTCTATCCAATCCCAATAACACATACCCCAAACCTTTTTTAATTTTTTTAAAACAAAAAAATTAGAGTCTTGTTTTTTTACGAGATTTATACATTTAACAATCAATACATCACAATCTTGTTTATTTAGACTCTTCATTTACCATATATACTTATTATATTGACAAAAATTTAAAATTTGATATTATCGTACAGTAATGATAAAAAAACTAAACGAAAATAAAATATATACTTTTGCTAAAGGATTGAGTATGTATACCACTAATAATACATCTGATTTTCCGGTGAATTATTATATATCCCACACTTTCGGGAAGTGTCCGGTTCATTTTTATGCTGATGATCTATTTGAAAAAGAAATTTATGAATTTTTATCGAAAAAAGGTAAATTGATTTCTTTTAGTTGTAACGGTAAATTGAAAAATATTACTGATAATTTCGAGGGTTTTCGTGGGGGTACATTTTATTTCGAATATAAAGATGTATTTGTAAAAATTATTAGAAAACATCAGGATGATTCAGATAGTCACTTCTGGGACGATTCTTCCTTAGATACCAATAGTAATAGTAACAATAATAAAAATATTTATAATCTTAGTTTTTCTGGTCCGGCTGGGTCAATTTTTCCTATTAAAGATTTTAAAAAGTTCATTCATGTGTCGGATGATTCAAAAATTCATTTGTTTCTTAAAAATCAGTATGGTGATTATGCGTTCGAACCGTTGAAAATAAAAACCCAAAAAAATATAAACATAGGATTAAATTATGGAAAAGATTTTGTGGATGTTTTTGATACTATAAAAACTAGACTAAGTAAAGAAACATCAGGTCTTTATATGTTTCATGGTCCTAGTGGTACAGGTAAATCGACATTTATAAAAAATCTAACAAATCATATCAAAAAAGACTTTATATATATTCCCACTACTATGCTGGAAACTTTCACAACCGATCCAGCTTGTTTACAGATGTTGATCCAAAAACCTAATTCGATTATAGTTCTAGAAGATGCTGAAAAATTGATAATGAAACGCCATGGAGATTCTTTAGACACTTCAGCCGTATCAGCTTTATTGAATTTATCCGATGGTATATTAAGCGATATATTGAATATTGCTGTTGTGATAACATATAACTGCGACACCAAAGAAATAGATCCAGCTCTAAAAAGAAAAGGAAGACTAAAGGTAGAATATAAATTTGATTTTTTATCTATGGAAGACGCAAAAAAATTAGCATCGACTTTAAATTATCCAAAAGAATTAATAGATGATAAGATAAAATCTTGTATGGCTCTTGCTGATATATATAATCTTGAGAGTGAAGTTAAATTTTATAAAGAAGTATCACAAGAAAAAAGGATAGGGTTTTAATGGATAATTATATACCTAATTTTAATTCGTTAGTAGATCTAGAAGAACCATTTAAAAATATAAATTTTTTTGAAAAAGACCATATCTATAAAATTAACGGCGAACCTGTAAAATACTCGGTAACTCGTTTACTTCATAAATATCAAAAAGAATTTCCAGAAAAAGCAATAGCTACAGCGGTATCGAGACGTGATGGTATTTCTATAGATGATGTGTTGGATAAATGGAATTTTGAAAGAGATTACGCTAACCATAAAGGAACAGAATTTCATCTTTATGTAGAATATTTTTTGATGCGTAAAAAATATTCTATAAACAAAAATGCTATAGAGGATTTTTTTAAACTTCGTTCTAATTTTTATTATGATGGATGTATTAAAAAATATTATGAAGATATAGCAAAAATGGTAAAAAACTTTTTATTATTTTTTGATTGGTATAAAGAAGACCATCATCTAGTAAAATCGGAATTTGTTGTAGGAGATCTAAAAACTAAATTGGTTGGTACTATGGATAATCTATCGTTTAATAAAAAAACAAACGAATTGGTAATTTTCGACTATAAAACTAATAAAAAAATTAATATGGTTAGTAAATATAAAAATAAATTATTAGCTCCTTTTAACCATTTAGACGACTGTGAATATAATAAATATACACTACAGATATGGTTATATAAATTAATTTTAGAAAGAAATACACCATTTTCTATAGGAGATTGTTACATTCTATGGTTTTCTGGTGATGGTTATGAAAAAATAAAAATTCCAAATTTTAGAAAAGAAGCAGAATTAATATTAGAAATAGAAGAAAAAAATATTGAAATGTAATTAAACTATGGTAAGTACTTGTAACAATTATGCAAGACGAATTGATTAACTCATACATGAATGTCCTCAATGAAGGAAAAACCGAAGTTCCTAGCCACGAAGTTAAAGGAACTGTTAAACCATCAAACAAATCAGCCTTTGGCGATTTTAAAGAAGGTAACGAATCCGATGAAAATGTATCCGATGAATTAGAAACACCTGATGAATGTGATTATAATTCGGATGATAATACTGATACAAAAAAATCTACAGGAAAATTAGACAAATCTAGTTTTTCTAATCCCTTTGATGCTTTGTATAGTAAAATTCTTGGAGAAAATTCCTTTAACTTTTCAACCGAAAAAGACAACGAAATGGAACCATCATTTGATATGGGTTCTGATAACGATCTTAATGACTTGGACGATCTCGGAGATTTAGATGAAACTGATGAAGAAGATCAAGACGGTGAATTTGGCGGTGAAGTAGATCTTAAACAAGTTTTAGGACAATTAAGAGATGTTCTTTCTGAACTTGAAAAAATTGTAAGTGACGATGACGAAGATGACGAAGAAGTTGATGACATAGAAGATATGGAAGACGAAGAAGAAGGCGAAGAAGGCGACGAAGAAGGCGACGAAGATGGTGAAGATATGGAAGAAGAAGAAGATTCGGATTTAGTCAAAGAAGAATCTTGGAAAGAAGCACAAGCTCGTAAAGATCAAAGAGATTCTCGTAAAGGTAAGTTAGCTTCTAAAAAAGTAAAAGCTGAAAAACTTAAAAAAGCTTCAAAATATGATAAAAAAAATGAAATTCCAGAAGAATCCTTTAAAATCAAAGGATTAAAAAAAGGAGTAAATTTAAAACCTTTTAGCGGTAATATCAAAAAGCTTCAAAATAAAAAAGCCGAAGTTTCTGAAAATAATCCAAAAGCAACAAAAGGAAAAGCTCAAACCCCTTCCACTGGATCTGGTTTCGATGGTATGCTAAAGAAGCTTTCTCCTACAGCTGGACACAATCTAACCAAGGCAAGTAGCCATACTGTTTCCGGTGCTGTAAAAGCAGGTAAGAGTTTATTCGAACAATAAAAAAAATTAAAACAAAAATAAAAAGGGTAACTTTTAATAGAGTTACCCATTTTTATTGGTAAGTAATTCTATAAAATTATGATGGATCTAAAGGTTATATTGGAAAATTGTTTAGAAGAAGCAAAACTAGCTAGTGATTTGTGGGGTCAAATAATAAGAGCCTTGGTTATTATTTATGAAAAATATAAAAATATGGATGTTATAGAAACAGCATTCGGTCTTTATTTTAATCATAGAAATATCACACAACCAGATTCTAAATTTTATGAATATCTAGCTGCTAAGAAAACCGAAGAAGAGGCTAATTCTAGTGCTGTAAACTGGAATGCTGATATTGCAACAGTATATAAAGACATAAAAAAATTAGTAGATCCTATTTTGGGAAAAACTGATGACTCTCATAAATCTTCAAAATTAAAAAAGAAATCTGCTCCTGACATAAACCAAAAACAATTTTTAATAGATTTAACCAATCAAAGAGAAAAAGGATATAATAAATTTATAATTAAATTTGCTTTCGATTTATATAAAGATTTTATTTTCGATAAAGGCATTCGTTCTGGTTGGTGGAATGATGATCCTAATTTAAAATTTGAAATTTTTGGTGGTGCTGCATATAAACCAGACTATAAAGATTATCAAAGATCTTTAAAACCTTGGGATAAAAAAGCAATAGTAAATGCCTTTAAAGATATTAAAAAAACATTAAATCCTGTTTATAATATAAAAGAAAACACTGAATTATTAAAATATAATAGTGCTCACAAAAAACCACACGATCAAAGTTTAGCAAGAACTAATGGTATAGGGCAAGAGAAAAGAAAAACATTAGGTATGACATCAAAGGTTGAATCTGAAAAACAAGACCCGTATATGGCCAATGTGATGAATAGAGCCGAAGAAAGTCCTGTTATATTAACCCCAAAAGATATGGAGGAAATAAATCGTTTTACATATCCTCCTATAGACTGGAACGATAGAAGAGTTAAAAGCCCTAAAGGTAAAACTGGTATGATATTAACCCCATTATTAAAAGGCGGTTGGAAATTAAGTCATAAATAAATGGAAACTCTTAGATATTTAAATAAAGAAGAAAATTCAAACGAACGTTCTTATATTTCTGATTTGTGGAAAGAACAGATAGAAATATACGGACAAGAAATTGAATTTAAATCTAATCTTTCTCAAATATCTGATATGAATCCTCTTTACGGTGAAGACCAATCATCGGGTTATTCTGATGCTAAAAAATTATTAGTACAGTTAATTTTAAATAACGATGCTTTCATGTTATCTAAGTTTGGTATCGTTGCTGATGCTGATTTAAATGGTGTTATACATCCATCGCATTTTACATTTAACTTTGGGGTTTCTTCTGAACCTAAAGCTGGAGATGTAATAAAGTTGACAGAATATGGTTCTGACAGATTAAATTTTCCAAAAAGAGGTGCTACTGTTTATGAACTAACCGAGGTTCGTGATGAATTTGAAATAAATGCATTAGGGGGTCATTATGTTTGGTTTTTCAAAGCTAAACGTGTTGATTTTAGCTTTGAAACCAATTCATTCGGATCTGGTGTTGGTAATAATCCTATAGACGATAATGATAAAATCGAAGAACAATCTAAAGATAATAATTTTAATTATGATTTAGAAAATCCTTGTGATGATACTAGTATATACGGAGAATATTAAAAAATATTATCGTTATACTCTTGGTTATCGTTATACTCTTGGTTATCGTTATACTCTTGGTTATCGTTATATACAACGTTAATACCGTATAGTTGATTCAATAATTTTTTATGATAAATATCCACAGTAGATTCAATATATTCTCTGACTTTTAATGGATTGATTTGTATCTTGGAAAAATCTTTTCCTAAATCTTCAGCTTTATCAGCGATAATGTTAACTGCTTCATATAAAGAAATCCATCTCGATAATTCTTCAGTTTTTTTATTAGCGTTTTCCCACCATTTAAGATTTGTTAAATCTTTTTTGAATTTTTTGTCTGTTGTCATATTGGAGTATATATTTTTTATTTATATATGTCAAGATATTTCTGCCTTGTCTGATGGTATACCTAAAACCTTCGGGATTTCTAAAGGTTCGGATATTTGAGAAACAATAAATTGTATATTTACTAAATTTTTTCTCTTACAATGTTCACATGTAAATTCAATTCTTTCGGTATTATCTGTATCAAAAATCATAAGATTTTGTTTTTTACAATAAGCACATTCTAATATAGTCGATAGACCTTGCAATTTTTCTAATTGTTTTTCTATCAATTGTTTAAAATTTAAATTTTTAATTATATTACCAATAAAAGAAAAAATAATAAATTGCGCTACAAATAAAAATAAAAATGTAACAATAAAAGATTTACCGATTAAAAATCCAGCAATCCCTCCTAATAAGGAAATTCCGATTAAAATTGTCGTTGATGTAATGAACGCTTTACTGTTATTTGATAATGTCATAACAATATAATATCAGATTTTTAAAATATGTCAATTTCTTTTGATTGATTTTTTGGCGATTGGAACTGTTGCATCAGGAGTAGACTGGCTACCCATATTAGCAGTATCTTGAATTTTCATTCCGATCTTAGATATAACATCCAATGCTTTTTTACCGTATGCATAAAAATGTAATAATTCTTTTTTTTGTCTATTATTTAAAGCTTTATTATTTTTACAACAAATTGATATTTTTTTTAAACCAGCCATTAGATATACATAACTATCAGCAAAATCCTCTACTACATTTTCTAATGGATATGGTAAAGATGCTGGATTTGGTGGTACTGGTGACGATTGTGGGAAATCGGCATTATTTTGTTTTCCGTATCCAGCCTGATCCTTTTTACTAAAAGGTACAAAATCTTTTCTAGGGGGTGTACTTGAAGCCGAATATTCAGAAGGATTCCATGTAGAATTTAATTCCTTTAATATTTTAGATTTCACTTTTATTGTATCAATTTACCTATACGAGAAACGTTATTACAACGACTACAAACCCAATGACATTCTTTTATAATTTCTTTAGTTTTAAGATCTTTTCTTTCAACTATTTTTGCTCTTGGTATATGAGCACCGCAAAATGTGCATCCCATTGGCTTGTTGTTTAATGGTTGATAATCGTATTTTGTGCCTAACATAAAATTACTTATCATTATATATTACATTTTCAGCATTTTTTATTAATCCTGTTTTTACCATTACAAATTGTAACAATTTAGATCTCTTAATATCATCATATTCTTTCAGTTCAAATGTATGTATACCATTATCTTTACTCTCTTGATCGCTAAACAATTCAAACATTTTTCTAAACCCTGCTTTATGACCGATATCATTTTGATTTGCACTATCACCTACAAAAAATATTCTTGTGTATTCACCACATCTGGATAAAATTAAAAATAAATCATCCCAACACATAGAACTGGCTTCATCAACTATAATAACTCTAGAGTTCCAACTTCTTCCTCTAACGAAACCAATAGGCATACCAAACACTCTATTATCAGTCTGAAGCCGTTTAGAATCTGCTTCTGATAAAAGTTCTTCCAATTTATCATAAAGAGGTCCGATGTAAGGAGCCATTTTTTCACCAGTGTCTCCTTTTAAAAATCCAATTTTTCCGGTTGTTGTTGCCTCTACCGGATTTCTAACATAAATAATTTCTGATACCTTTCTTTGGTTTAATAGTTTTAATGCTGATAAAACAGCTAATATGGTTTTCCCTGTGCCATATAAACCATCGATAAAAATACATCTGGTATCTTTGTGCAATGCTGTTTCGATTATTTTTTTTTGTTTTTCGGTTAAATCATCGCGTTCTTTGATATTGATTTCAAAGTTAATTTTATCACGTTGAAAAATTTTAGGTGATGTGTCTTTTCTCACCTCTTTCGCAGGATTAATTTTTTTTGCCATCTATTATTAGATTAGTGGTTTTGTTGCAGCATTAGAAGGAGATTGTTGTTTTTGTACTTGATCTAGTGTCGGATTTTGACCGCTAGTTTGACCTTTATTTTGTTGTGTAGTTGTATTTGTATTTACAGGATTTAACATTTTATTCAATGCTTCTTTTTGTTCAGGTGTCAATTTTTGTATTATAGTAGGATCTTTTTGTACAGCTGTCAATAATTCGTCTACAGGATTATTGGAATCTAATGCACCCGCAACGCCAGCTAAAGCATTTTTAGTATCAGCAGGTAATGTTCCGATTCTTGCATTGATTTGATCTTTCATCGTCTGAGGGTTAACCATAACGGTGCTCATTACAGCTTCGTATATTTTTTTAAATTTACTCATAGTTTTATTATATATTATTTATTAGACTTTGCAAGATTGATATAGATTTAATTTAATAAATTTATCATATTATTTCCAATCAGCACATGCGGCAGCTTGAGGGCTTCCTTTTTTTGCACTCCCACATCGATGTCTTGCTTTAAACGATTTCTTTCTTTTAGTATTTCCAGATTTTCCGGTTACTCTTACCCCAGCTTGACCCCAATGAATTCTTTTATATGAACCGTCTGGTTGTCTGGCGCATTTAGACCATTTTTTTCCTTTTCTATCTGAATGTGCTTTTTTAGTAGGTCCGGTACATTTTCCAGCCTCTTCTAATATTTCTTTTACTGTATCGTTAAATTTAGACATAATTAAAAGTACTTATCATATTATTTTATTTTTTCATATTTAATAAAAATGGTATTTAAAAAAGATAAGTAATTTATATAAATTATGGCAACAAGAACTATAGCTTCACCCGGTGTACAAATAAATGAACTTGATTTGAGTATAATCGCTCGTCCAACAGGAGGAACTAACGTATTCATGGCTGGTTTCACACCTCAAGGACCAACCGATGAAATTATCAACGTTGGATCAGTAATAGAATTTGAAGATGTTTTCGGTCAACCTGAAAATGCAGCAGAAAGATATTTATATCATTCAGCTAAACAAGTTTTAAATAATAATGGAAATCTTTTAGTTTCACGTTTACCTTATGGTTCTGAAGAAGGCACTGGATTTTCCAATAGTTATAGTGCATTAGTTTATCCAATAGAAGCACAGGTTAGTACTTCGATTGCAAATTTAAGTTCATATAATGGCACTATTGCTTTAAGTTCTGGTTATAGTGCTTTATTTACTGCTAATTTAAGTTCATATAATGGCACTATTGCTTTAAGTTCTGCTAATAACATCGAGTTTTATCCAATATTTACAGGAATTTATACTGAATTACCAAAAACAAGATATAAAAGTACATCAAGAAGTATTTCTGCGATTTATAATAATACTATAGTAAACGTTGTAACTGGTTATGATATTGATACTAATGTTCTATATCCAACATTCCCAGTATTTTTAGGAACATATACTACTATTAATACTAGTTCTAATTTTACAAATGAAGTTGCTGATGTTGTGTATGAAAATACAATAGTAACAGTTTTAACGGGTATAAATTCTCTCACAAATTCGCCTGTTTCTTATGATGACGCTGACATTTTAAATATTAAATCTCCTTATTCAATTTTATTAGATCAATCTCAATATGAATCCATTTTAGAAGGTGATATAGATTGGAGTCTTGGTTATGATTCTAGCGCAATTAATAGTTTTACAGATATCAATAAGTCTGGTATAATTGTAATAAATTCAGCAAAAACAACTTTAAATGATTTATTTGAAGGATATTATTTAGCTTTTGCTGATAATTCAAACATAAACCCATCAACTAATTTTGATTCGATTTCTTCTATACAAGCATATAATCAAATTATAAGCGAACAATATCAATTACCATCAACTGTTCCAGCATCTAGATTTTCATTTAGAGTTACAGCGTTATCAGGTAGCTATGGAACCGGAAGTATATCTGAAACAATTGAAAGTTTACCAACACAATTTGATTTTTCTGGTAAAGAATTTAATGACAGTTTAGTATGTGGTCTATTTAAAATACGTTCTTCTATTTATAATAGAGATACTGTAACATTAGATTACGTTTTATCTGAAGGATATACTGGATCTTTATATCACAGAAGAACTCAGAATGATCCTAATGGTGGAACACCAAAAACATTCTTCATAGAAGACCAAGTAAATCAAAATTCACCCAATATTAAAATATTGGTTAATCCTAATATTTCTAACTCGGGAAAATGGACTTCTTCTAACGGTTTACCATCAAAAAAAGTAAATGTTGATACTAGTGCTAAAAATGCATATTCTGTAGGTGTTTATAAATCTGAAAGTAATAAGAATACCAAAGATATTGGAAATGTTCCAAAAAAATTAGAAAGAGCTTTAAGAAATCTTGAAGTTAATGATGATATAGTAGTTGATATAGTTACCGAATCAGGATTAGGAACAATCTGGACCGGAAAAAAAGCTCGCGTTTCTAAACACCCAACAGAAGGTATTTTTGATGATACCTTCCCAGTGAACATAGATATATTATACACAAACGACAATACTATAGTAGCTGGTGTTAGAGATGATTATTTATCAGTTGTTAATCAATTTATATCATTTTCACAACAAGTAAGAAAAGATCATATTTTCTTGGCTGATGGGTTACGTTATATTTATGTTAGTGGTAAAGATTATAAAATAACAAAAAGAAAAGATTTTATATTCTCTAACAACATTTATTGGCCTCTTAAAAATTTGTTTGCTGGAATTGAAACATCGTATGCATCCGTATATGGTAACTGGTTAAAAACTAATGATAGTGCCTCAGATTCTCAAGTATGGGTTCCTCCATCTGGTTTTGTTGCTGGTAATATGGCGGCTAGTGATAGAATCAATTATCCATGGAGTGCTCCTGCTGGTTTCAATCGTGGAACTTTAGTAGGTGTAACCGACATTGGTGTTATTTCAACCCAAAAGCAAAGAGATTTATTGTATAAAATAAATATTAATCCTATTGCGTTTTTCCCTGCCGATGGATTCGTAGTATACGGACAAAAAACCTTATACAAGAAACCATCAGCATTCGATAGAATTAACGTAAGAAGATTGTTTTTATTTTTAGAAAAAGCTACTCAAGGAACTTTAAAATTCTTCTTGTTCGAACCAAATTCAATATCAACAAGAACACGTTTAGTTGGTGCTATCAGTCCTATTTTCGAACAAGCAAAGGTTAACGATGGTATTTATAACTATCAAATTATTTGCGACGAAAGAAACAATACACCTGATGTTATAGATAATAACGAATTAAAAGTTTCTATATATATTCAACCAGTAAGAACCGCAGAATTTATATTGGCTGATTTTATTGCAACCAGAACTGGTATAGATTTTCAAGAAATAATCGGATAAAAAGATAAATATTTAATATGGCAAACGAAACTTTAAACACTATATCAACTGGGTTATTTACAACTCTAGGCATCGAAAATTTTTACGATACGATCTCTACTAATGATTTTGCTCGTACTAATTTATTTAGAATTCTTTCTTTAGGAGGAACAAAATTTTCAGAAACTGAATTGCTATATGTAACCACAACCACTTTACCCGGTCGTGAAATTACAAATATTGCAACTCCTTTCATGGGGTTACAATTCAACGTACCCGGTACGGCCAAGTATACTGGTTCTGATAACTGGCAGATTACTTTCAGAATGCCTCAAAATTTCTCAATACGTAGAAAATTTGAAGATTGGACACATTTAGTTTTCAACGATCAAACTTCTACTGGTGCTTATAATATACCAAATAAAGGTCAAGATAATCAAATTGTTATGAGTCTTCTTGATAAAAATGGTGGTCAACTTCAAGGAAGAACTTATACATTTTATGGTTCATATTGCCGTTCATTAGGTGCTATAAATCTTGATATAACACAATCAGGAGAAATTATAACACAACAAGTTAATCTTGCTTATCAATATTGGAGAATATCCAGATAATAATATAGTAGTTTTGTATAAATATTTATATGGCATCTAGCTCGTATGAATATTATCTAGGAGAAATCTTAGGCTCTTGGGCTGGAAATCCTGTTTTACCGTCCCAATGGCTCGTATTATTTCATTTTGATAATCTTCCGGTATTATCTCAAAATTTTCAAAATGCTTTGAATAATTTAGAGTATGGTCAAGAGTGGAAATATAGTAATAAAACTCGAACCAAACTTCTTAGTGATACTTTTCAATATTCTTTAGATAGTATGGTTGGTTGTGCGTTTGCTAAACAAGTTAACACACCTAGAGAGACGTTTAGTGCTCAAAACAGAGGTCTTTCTTACGGTGGTTATATGGCCCCTGCTACAAGTGATACTAGAGCTTCCTATGATAATCTAACTATAGATTTCTTAGAAACTAATGGATCGTTTGTTGATTTTTTTATAAGACCTTGGTTAATTTTATCATCTTATTACGGATTAGTCGCAAGAGGTGTAAATTCTCCTAAAAATGTAAAATGTGCTCAAGTTGATGTTTTTTTCTACGCTAAAACCGGACCTTATACATCTATGGTTCCGAGAAAAATATTTACTTATAAAAATGTTGTTCCTATTAGCGTTGGACAAGAATCTTATAGCCATCAACCGGATGCTTTAAAAATACAAAAAGTTAATTTTGTTTATGATAAATATTCTGTATCTGAAGGCGAAACTTCTAATTATATAGACAAAGGAACTGATTACAATTCTTTATTAGGGTTTCTTAAAGGATTAGGATAAAATGAATAATACATATTATGATTATTTTTTAGAATTTCCGTATTCTAAAATAAAAACAAATTATAAAGAGATATCAACCAGAGATCAATTGTATTTATCTAAATCTCGTTTAACTTTTAGCGATAAATTAGAATATATTGTTTTTGTTAAAGATATATATAAATCCATAACAAAAAATAAAAAAGATTTTGATTCTATAGACTTGATAGAATTTTTATTTTTTATAATAAAAAACAGAATTATTAGTAGCGGTCACATGATGGAACTTATGACCGAAATTAATGGTATGACTGCAAAAATAAATCTAAACTTAAATGATGTGTTAAAAAATATATTTAACAATTTAAATATGGATTTATTACAAATTAAAGATGAAAATTATAATATAAATATAGGATTTCCTTATCTGAAAGATTTTGAAAAAATTTTTAACTGTAGAAAAAACACATTAGATATTATAAACACATTTTATCTTTTTATAAAAAATATAAATGGTATAGATTTTATAAATTTAACACATGAGCAAAGAGAAATTTTATACAATCAATTGCCTGTTTCTTTAGTATTTAAAATTAAAGAAAATATTTTAAAATTATTTGAAAATTTTGATAATATGAATGTATTTAATATAGATTTTTTTAAAAATTTTAAATTGAATATTTATAGCGAATCTTATATAGAAATTATTAAAATTTTTAGTTTATATGACATAGAAAGTATACATCGAGAAATATATATTTTATCTGATATGAATCCAGAATATTTAATGAAAACTTCTCCGTCTGAAAGAAAAATGTATTTAAATTTTTATATTACAGAAAAAAAACAAAAATCTGGTGATAATTCAAATCCATTTTCTATGGGATAATATTGATTATTGTTTAAATTGTTATAAATAATATATATGGAAGATAATATTTTAGATTTTAATAAAGCCCTTAATCAACTATCACAAATTGCTAATAATTATTCGTTTGATGTTTGGATTCCTTCTGAAAATAAAAGTATAAAATTTAATGAAATAAACGCTTTTCAGCAAAAACAAATTTTATCAGGATCGATGGATAGTAGCATATATAGTAAAAAATTTAATAGTGCTCTTTATGATATAATACAAAATAATTGTTCAGAAGATATATCAACGTTTACTATTTTAGATAAGATTTTAATATGTTTACAATTAAGAGAAAAAATATCAAATGTAGTTAAAATTCAAAACGATAAAAATAAATATGATATTGATATTTCTGAAGTAATAAATAATTTAAAATCATCATATATACATCCTAAAGAAACTGAAGTGGTTCACAATAATATAAAACTAACAATTTATCCTAGTTATATATTAGAAGAAAAATTATACGATGATACTATTTTAACCGATAATAAAAAAACCGAAGATATTAAAAGTACAGATGATATACAAAATATTATATCTGATGCATTTATAGGAGAATTAGCAAAATCTATTAAAATTTTAAAAATTGATGAAAATATTATAGATTTAAAACCTTTAACATTTAAACAAAGAATTAAATTGGTAGAAAAAATGCCAGCTAGTTTGATACAAGATATATTAAATATTGTATCAGAATGGAAAAAAACAATAGATACATTCTTAACCGTTAAAAAAGAAAATGAAATGGTTTTGATAAAAATAGATCCTTTGTTTTTTATCGGTTAACAAACTTTCTAGCCATAAATATTTAAAATGGCTGATTTCGATTTTAATAATATTTTTGGTAATGATACAGATACATCAAATATCTTGTTTGATGAAAATCAGTTATATATTATTCGTGATCAATTTCAAAAAGAAATTGTAACACCATTATTTCAAAAATATAAAAATTTATATAATAAAATAGAAAATAATATAACAGAAAATATTAATAATAAATCATTTATAGATAAATCTTCCGATCCAATAGGGTTAAAAACTTATAAAAAAAATAGAAATATTGATAAAAAATTAGATGATATTGCAAATCCTTTTTTATTAAAACTTGAAAATTATTATAGTGAACTGAGTAAAGGATTAGATTCTCCTTCAATTTTTAATTTTTTACCAAATATAAATTTTACAGATTTAAACGATAAAATACAAAAAAAAGTTTCTGATATAGAAAATAAATTAAACATTATAGATGTTAATAACACAGAAGAAATAATTAAAAAAAGAAAACCTTCTAAATTAAAAAGTAGAAGCATTCCTATCGATATTGACAATATAAGCCAAGATATAACCGATAAATTAGAACCTGTTAAAGATAAAAATATAATAAAAGAACTAGAACCTGTTAAAGATAAAGATGTAATAAAGGAACTAGAACCTGTTAAAGATAAAGATGTATTTGAGAACTTAGAACCTGTTAAAGATAAAGATGTATTTGAGAACTTAGAACCTGTTAAAGATAAAGATGTAATAAAGGAACTAGAACCTGTTAAAGATAAAGATGTATTTGAGAACTTAGAACCTGTTAAAGATAAAGATGTATTTGAGAACTTAGAACCTGTTAAAGATAAAGAT